ATAAATTTATTGATTGCCATAATTCTATTAATAATCTTAGATGTGTTAGGTTCGTGTATATCAGCCATTTTTTGTGGCATAAGGCTGAATCTAATACGTATCTTACCTTCAGGATTAAAAGATAGTAATTTTTTATTTACAAACTTTGTTGCAAATGACCCCATTGCTATTGGATGATCTTTAAAAAACTCAAATATATCTTCCCACTGATGATACTTAGCATGAAGACAAAAATCCTCATTACAACTAATATCATATGTTGTAAAGTCTGCATGAGTTTGATTAGGTTTGTCTACCGGGGTAAAGAAAGCGTGATTATTTACAGCTGTTAGTATATCTCCTGTATTAGTTGCTACGGTAAGACCTGTTGGCCTATGTCTTTTCATGTAACAATAAGAACAGTTATATAAACAGCCATAACCAAAACTTGGTGTTATAAAATCTGTAGACCTGCCAGAAGGCCTTATAAGCATAGACTTTCTAGTAATATCTTCTATCATCTTTCGTCTCTCTCTGCGTCCATACGATCTTCTAAAAAGGAATCATGTTGTTTTTCTGCGTATTCATAATCTTCCATAGCTTCTTCAAAGAAGTCTTCACATGTATCACATATAAACCCTTCTTCAGGTTCTGCATGCTCTTTACATTCAGTGCAAAGTCCTTGCTTTATCTCTGAACCGCAGCAGTAGCTTGGTCCGTCATCATTATCTGTGTATTCTCCCCCACAGCAAGGGCTTACTAAGTTTGCCATAATTTTAATTGTTTTAATTAATAAATTCTAAAGTTTTCCTATCTATTCTTAGAGTTTCAGTCCTTACGTTGTTAGTAACATCATTTTGAATCCCATCTTTTACAGATACGTATATTGTGGTACTACTGAAATCCTGCATATCTATGGATACAAATCCACCACTAATTCTGTTTAATCCATAATCAGCCCGTAGTTGTATTTCTAAGCTTTCTAATTTTTCAGCAATTCTTTGCAATTCATCCTTGTCCATAATATAATTTTAATTGATTAATAAAAAAGGACCCCTGGTAAGGAGTCCTTCATTTGGATACTATAGCGCACAATTTTACGTATCCCCGCTTTACAGTTGAGTTATTAACTCTAGTACTTCTTTACATTGTTCTTTGTTCCTTGGCATAAATAAGACATAAGCCAGGTTATTCTCTTTAAGGTGCTTTTTAAACATCTTCCACCTTAAAGGAAAGGATTCATTTGCATAGCCTTTAGTTTCGATAATCCATTTACCGTTAGGGTCCACAAAATCTGGTGTATAAGTAATAGCTCTAACTTTACTACCTTTATTATACAACTTTTTCGGTGTTCCTTCATAACAGGCCTGTGGATAAACAAGAGCATCAAATACAGTAAAGGAATGTTTTTCATAATCAACATCTATGTTAGCCTCTTTTAGAAGTTTATACATTCCTTTTTCTAGTAAGGATTGAAAATCAATACCATCGTAAGTAGTTTTTTTTGAATTTACTATTTTACGTCCTTTGTACTTTCTTTTCCACGCCATTATTCTACAGTATTTACTTGAAACATTCCTTCGTACCCGCGCGTATTATGATAAATATGCATCTGACCAACACGTCTAGTGCCTACATAGGCCCTACCTTTGTGCCACTCATCATTACCACATATACTTGGGATATGTCTAACTTTAGTTCCCATGATTTCGTCTACTAACTCCTTATGTATATGTCCTACTAGCGCCTCTCTAAAGATACACTCACTCCACATAATAGGTTGTTCAGTAGCCATAAGTAAAGGGATATTATTTCTCTTTACTTTATCTCCATGAAAATTCAAGAACATATTCTTCCCATACTGGTAGTACTTTCTCTCATCAAGTGAGTTATCTACTGTAATATTAGGGTTGTTAGCGTATCTAGACGCTAGTAACTCCCCAATATAAAACATACGCTCAAAGTCATGATTACCTTGTACAATAACAACATCTACTGGAATCCTCTTTGATAACCATGTAATAGCTACATCCATTAGTTGCCAATAACCTCTAAAAGATTGTCTCCATCCCATATAATCATCTTGTGGTGTTCCTGCAGTAGTTGCTTTACTTAAACCTTCAGAATTCATACCGTCATTACCTATAGGCATTAATAATCTCTCTATGTTAGATCCTTTTGCTTTCTCCCATAGTTCCATTACTACTTGCATATAGTGTTCTTCGATTGCTTCCGGACCTTCGCCCGTAATCTTTCCATAATGTATATCCGGTAAGGATAATACACCCAATGAAGGACTTGTTTTAGGTTTATAAGAATATTTACTAACTTGTGGTGACTTCTTTTTAACTTGTTCTAAAAAAGCATTCTTTTCAGACTCTAACTCATGCCATCCGGTTAACGGAACAACAGAGTATCTATGGTCACCTTTGCTAGTTTGCCAAAATTTTACAGACTTAACGTCTTCCATTTTTAGGCCGATCTCTGATAAGTGCCTAGTAAAGCCTCTATCAGTAATCTCATTTGTATTCTCAATTGTGAAGTCATGTACAGTTTCTTTGTACTTTTTATAGGTTTCAGCCGCTACCTCCTTTTTACATTCAGAGGCTAAATTTAACTCTATGCCTAGCTTATCAGCTATCCATTGGTTTCCTTTCTTTAAATAACCTGTCTTAGATCTCAGAAATTCAATTACATCTTGTTTTGTCATGTATAATATGTTTTAAAATGTTAAGTGAACCAACATTTTTCACTAAATCCGACGGGTCTTTTGACCTGTACTCATCAGGGATGCATATATTACGGAGATTAAACTTTTCACAGATTTTCCTAGCCATAGTCTGGCCAGGGTTGTTCTCATTATCATAATCATTGTCATAGAGAACAACTAATTCTTCAAATCTATCATGTAGGTCTTTCATTAATTTTTCGTCAGGATTTTGCATTTCGCTTTGAAAAGCGATTGCGCTATAACCTGCAGCGTAGAGACACATAACATCTTTTAAAGAGGAAGTAAGAAACAATTGTTTACCTGTGTTAGGTAATTGTTTGAATCCTTGTATATCAGTAGATTTTGTATTACTGCTCCATTTGTAATCCTGCTCGAAAGGAGCATAAATTTTGAAGCGCTTGCCTAGTTTAAAGGCATAAGTAATTGACTTGCAACTGAATCTGTTTTGGTTCACCCAGTAATGGCTTATTGGTTCGACGCCAAATCTAACTAATATTTTCTTACTGATGAAGTATTTTGACCAAAACTTTCCATCTTCTTCCGAAAAGGACCGCCTTTTCTTCTTTATAATTGTTAATGTTTCTATTATCCTAGGTTGTTTTTGTCTTAAACCCATAATCCCCATAGTAAATAAAGTTTCTTCTTTACGAGAATTTAAATTTAAACTAAAATCGCAATCTATGATTTTCAAAGCCGACATAAAATCACATGTATATTTATACATTACATATCTGAAACAGCTGAACGAATGTTCTGAACATCCGAAGTCTTTATACAACAAGTGCCCTTTCCAGGAAATGATAGATGCAGTTGGTTTTCTATCCTGCCTTAATTCACTACAGAAGGGTTTTCCTAATTGCGTAAAGCTTGGACAATAATACACAAAAATGTCATACTCAGAAATTTCTCTAAGTATGACATCGGTGTGTAAGTAATCATCACTGCTTCTAGCTTTTATCACTCTTAATTTGCGAATGGGTCAGCTTCTTCGACAGTTTGTCTTTCATTCATTGGCTTTTCTGGCATAGTCCAATCGTCATCCTCATTCAAGGCATCTGGAGTTACTAGATCTGCTGTTGGTACATGCTCTCCCCATTTAAGATCTGCATTAAAGTCTGCATTAAACATTCCATAATCGTCTTTCAACATCTTAATGAACATGTCATCTCTTTGTGGTTTGATTCTACCAAATTGTTTATTGTATACAGTCTGGTATTTATCATCTTTAACACCTATTAATAATCTAACTTCATTATCTTTTAATACAGATACAAGAGCTTTAACTTCTTTCACATCACCATTAGCTATATTCTTAATAGTCTCAAAAGATACTTCATCTCCTGCTGCTACGTTAGCCCATGCCTTAGTAAAGAAAATCAAAGTTTCTTCTCCAATATATGCTGGTCTTTCACCATCCTTCTTCCACCATTCATATGCTGGTGAATCGTCAGACCATGTAGTTTGACCAAATGCATTGATCCATTGCTTCTTACCTGCTTTTGAAACTCTAAAGTCTCCAGATAATAAAATCTCTACTTTAGTTGTTAAATCTGCATTCTTAACCCAAAGTACAACCTTGTTGTAATCTACATTGTTAAATGATACTTGATAGTTAGGTTCAGATTTAACTTTGATGTCTAATGCATGTAATTCTGTCATTGTTGGATTTACTGCGATAACATTAAAATTAGAAATACCTGAGTATACCTTCATTCCTTGTCCTTGTACTGCTTCAGTACTTGCGTTGCTTTTAATTGCCATATCTATTTATTTATTTATTGGTTTATAATTGAAATGAATCGAATTCATCTTCTTCTACTTCTACTTCTTCTGTCCCAGCTTCCATCTCTTGTTCTTCTACTAATTCCATAGTATCCTTAAGACTTGGAATCTCTAACTCATCTTCTTCTGGAGTTTCAAACTCTGTAGGACTCAGTATATCTGATACAGATCTTTCTGTTTCTACTATTTCAGCTTTAACATTTTCAATTGTCTCGATAGCCTCGTCTATAGCTTGTTCTAAAGTTACTTGATTAGGATCTACTTCTTCTGTAGTATCGTCTGTATCAGTAATTATTAAATCACTAGGAGTAACTTCTACAGAGTGTAACCCAGTATCGTCTACAAATGTAAAAGAAAGCTTCTTAACATGAGCTGGTCTTTTACCTTTTAATGCAGGATGTTTAAAAACTTCGTCTAACTCCCATTTCTTTACATTGTACTTATCGCACATTCCTTTTTTTCCTATGCCGTTTGCTAAATCTTTTAGCAGGTCATTTACAGAGATAATCTCTGGGGTTACCGTAGCTTTTTCTACGTTAACAGTTGTTCTTGCTTTAATTGTCATTTTGTTTGTGTTTAATTAATCTATAAATATTTCTGACCATTCTAAAGGCATGGTCTTACCTTTTAAGTGTTCACATCTACTGCCAGCAACAATATCATCTAAAGAATCAAAACTAACCATAGTTTTATCATCTTCTCTGTATATGTAGCCAACTGCATCTGAGTTTGCACATGTTATCTGCTTAATCTTACCGGTAAGGTCAATATCTTTTACTGCAACCTCTTTACCTTTCTTCTCAAGCATCTTGTCCTTCAAGTGTCCAACTAATATAATATGATCCGCTAGTTTGTTCAAGTTATCTATCCATTTTTTATAGGCCATTCTTAAATATAAGTAGCCAGCGCCGTTAGGCAGTGATAGAATTGACATACCAGGGTTCTTCTCATCAAAGTTTTTACCCATAGGAGTTTTCATATAAATTTTCTTTCCGTCCGCTTCACACCATTCTTCTAACTTAGAAATAGTATCAATAGCAACGTATTTGTATGGTTTTCCTTCTTTCATAATAGCTTTACCTAATTCTAAAAGCTCAGCTAAATTATTTACTTTTACTTTTAATGCATCTATCATATCTGATCCGTTTTCTAGATCAATTATTAGACAATTGTCAAGTTCTGCTAATATTGAAGTTTTTCCTATTTTAGGAGCTCCATATATTATCATGTGTTTTGGTGATTTACGACTAGCTTTAACTTTTTTTGTTGGTAATTTCATTTTTATCATTTTTATTTATTTTGTTTAATAGATTTAAGTTTCTTTTAGTTCTTGCACTTCCTTCAATACAGCTAAATATAATTATTGCTGTTGCTATAAATAGCAAAAAGTACATAATGATAGGTATTATCATATTTATTGTTTTAAATTATTTAAATTAGTAAAACACGAGTCACAGGGTTACACCACGGTCGGATTAGGATAGATGTTTAATAGCTCTACCATATTACTAATCCCTGTTTACATGTTATAGATCATTGGCCTGCAATAAAAAAATACTGAAAAATAGTGCTTAATTATAATTCAGATTAAGGCCTGACAACAAGTCTAGGCTATAGTGTAACTAGGCCAAATCACTACTATGTTAGTATGCACTGTATTCTTTGTCTTCATCATACTTTTTGTGATGTAAATTTTTATATTCTTCTAAGTTTTTTTGTGTTTTTCTTAAAGGTTTAAGTAAAGCAATTACTCCAACTACTGCTCCAGTTAAAAACCCAAAAGCAAACGTTACGGATAATACTAGTATTTCAATCATAATTATTTAATTTTAGTTCGTTCATTAATTGTAAATGTGCTCATATCTGCTTCAAACGGAAGCATTCCTAATAATCCATC